GGTACAGCGACCGTCACGTCGCTCGGTTCGTTCGTCGGCTCGGGGTGGGCTGTCACCATCACCACGTCCGGTCCGGCACTCATCGTCCAAGTTCAAGGCCAAGCCAGCACCACCGTGAACTGGTGCGGGCGCATCGACACTTCGGAGGTCCTCTAATGCCGCATCTTGCCACCCTGATTACGTGCCCAATCTCGTCAGGCAGCTACGACTCACTCAAAACCGCTGCCGCCGATTCCAGCACCGATGCAAAGATTCCAACTGGCGAGGTCGAGTGCTGGTTCCGAAACGACAGCGCCGTGGTGATCAACGTGGCGTTCAACGTGACCAACGCGAACGATGCCGCGTTGGAAGTCAGTGCTTTCCGTTACATCACCATCCCAGCAAGCACGACTGTGCTGATTCCGTACCGCCTCAACCCGGCGACCACGTGGGTGCGCAGCAACGGCGCGGCCACCAGCTCGCTTTTCGCCATCATGCATTGGTGACCTATGACGATTGAGGTTCTTGCAGGCGCCCTTGGCATCATCGCCAGCGTGGTGACTACCACGATGGTTGTCGTGTCGAAACTAACGCGGCTTGAGGTGATGTTGGCCGAGCTGCGCGCGACAATGGCCAACTTTGAACATCGCATCTCCGAACTAGAGAGGCAGCAACGTGAAAGACCGTAATACGACCGTGCTTGGCATCGCCGCCATCCTCACCGCCGTTGGCTCGCTGCTAACGGCCATGTTCGACGCCGACCCCAACACCGTTGCCGATTGGGGCACCTGCGCCGCCGCCGTAATCGCGGGCGTCGGCCTCATCTTCGCGAAGGACGCGGAGAAGAATGCTTGAGCGGATCGTGGCGCAAGTCGTGGTCGGTTTGCTCGGCTGGCTTGAGAAGCGCGGCGTGTCTGTCGCTTCGGACGCTGACCCCGACCCTGCTGTGCTTCGCCGCGCTGGCGATAGGTTGCGCGAGTGGATGCGCGAGTCGGACCGTGTTCGTGCCGGAGGAAAGCCCGATGCGGATCGGTCCTCGCGCTGATGTCCGCGTGTATCACCGCGTTGACGGAGTGTGGACGCTTTCGCAGAACGCCATCCGCATCCCCGAGGGTTGGTACTTGGTGCCGCCGTCCTACGTGAAGGTGGACTAATGCACCGCGTTTGCTGCTGCTCAGGTTGCCCGGCTGACTGCTGCGCGTTCTGGACGTGCTCACCGAGTTCGCCCATCAACATCACGCTTTCGGGTACGTCGTCGTGGAAGGATGTCTGCGATGACGGCGTGGAACGGTTGCTTGCGACCGCGGCGTGGACGATTACGGCGACGATGACGCGTTCGGGCACGAACTGCGCGAGCTACAGGTATTCGGCGGCAACCTGCAACCTATCCGCGACGTGGGTGCAGTACGAATACACCCAGTCTCTTGGTTCGGTTTGCGATGCGCCCCCGGCACCTTGCCAGTTTGACCACTGCAACGACTGCGTTTGTGAGCAGGTAAAGCGAGCCATTTGCACCACTCGGACGCATTCGTTTAGCGGGACCGTCAACGGCGTTTCCGCGCCAGCGCAACCCGCGTGCATCCCATCGACGTGGTCGGGAAATCACGTGCCCGGCGCAGTGCTGACGATTTTCTGTCAGGACTCGCCGTGCACCACGGGATGCGCGGAACCCGTGCTTCTCTTCACGCCCGCGGATATGTGTGAGGTATCCGGTTGCGGTACTGGGTTCGGATGCGTCGATGCGTCCTACTCCATCACCTGCGGCACAGAGAATTGCTGCGGCGCTCAGGCGCACTGCGGAACGTCGGGCACCGAGTACACGTGCCTTGGATGCTTCTCGCTGGTGGGGCGCGGATGCCTGAGCGCGACGACATTCGATGACGCGAAGCGCCATCCGGTTGGCCCCGCTATGGGTGACTTACCCTTCACGGCGGTGCCGACCGTCTCGGATTGCCCCGGTTCGCCGGAGGGGATATTGCCGCTTGATTGCCAGTCATACAGTTTCACGTCCAAGGTTTGCGATTGGTGCTCGCATACAAATCCCGACGTGCTCTACAACTGCTATCAAGTTGACCTAGGCGTGCCCGAGGGGTACTCGTTCCTCTGTCAGCCACAGCCGCTCTGCTGCTCCACCCGGTTTACCCAAGCGGTGTCATGGAACCTCGTCTGACCTGCGTCCACGCCATCGGCGGCGTCTGCCATAACGCGAAGCTTCCGCGCGTCGAAGTCACCGTGCAGGCGTGCGCCATCTGCCCGCAGTACAGAGGGCCGTCCCGCGGCCTAGGTGACACCGTGGCGGCAGTTGCCAAGTCGGTGGGGATTCGCCCGTGCGGCGGGTGCCAGCAGCGACGCAAGGCGTTAAACGCGGCATTTCCAACTTCCCCTAAAGCGCCTTGACGGCTTATGCCGATGGGCATAAGGTGCTAATGCCGCTAAGGCAAGGAGACCCAATGCCCCAGGACGAAGAACCGCGTAAGGCCCGTGCAATCTCAGTCACGGAAGACACGTACCAAATCATCTCTCGGGAAGCGAAGGAACGCGGGATTACCCGCGCCGGGCTTATCCGTGAGTTCGCCATCCTCATCAGTGACCGTAAGGCAAAGAAAGAGGTGCGCTGATGGTGTTCTTTCTCGCCTGCGCCTTCGTCACTGTGTTCTGCCTCGTCTTCCTTGCATTCGCGCTGTCGCCAGCAGTGCTTGACCGCGGAGAGGATGGGTTTGAAGATGGCATCTGACATCACCATCCGGAAGGAACCCGCGCTAACCGCGCTGGAACCACTGCGCGAGCAAGTCTCCATCGTCAAGGCGCTGGCACCCCAAATCACCACGCGGTATTGCGTGCAGCTTCAGGGCAAGAGCTACGTCCAAGTGGCGGGCGCAACCCTGCTGGCCAACGCGATGGGCTACACCGTGCGCGAGGTCGAAGTCAAGCGCGTGGACTACGGCGGTGGCCTCAGTGGCTGGGAAGCGACAGCCGAGATTCTCGACGTGGAGACGGGTACTATCATCGGGCGCGGCTCAGGCATCGTCACCGATGACGAGAAGCCGTGGGGAAGCCGTCCCCAGTTCGCCCGGCGCGCGATGGCCTCGACTCGCGCCGCTGGCCGCGCGCTGCGTCTGAGCCTCGGGCACCTGTTCTGCTACCTCGGCGACAAGGTCGCGACCACGACCGCCGAGGAGATGCCCGAGGACATCAAGTAACGCCCTTTTCATCCGTGCCCCCCGAGCGGTTCACCCGGCTGCTCGGGGGGTTCTTTCTGTATTCGATGAAATCCCCCTCTTCCCCCCCTGCACCCCCCCTTGCACCCCCTTGACAGCGTGGTTAGGCTGTGCGCAGCAAGCCGCTACCGCGGCGCATCTGTCGTCCAGCCTAAACCCCGCTGCTCATGGGGCGTGCTGCGAGGAGAAAACAACATGACTGACGGCGAGATGAAGACATGGCACGACCAACGCGAGTCGTTGTTCCCCACGCGCATTCCGTACAGCGCCATTGCGAGCATCAACCAGCAGCTTCCGAAGCTTGAGTTCCAACGCGCGTCAGCCGCACTAACGGCCTACTCGCAGGAGAAGCCATACCGCGGTTTCTACATGACGAGGTTCAACGTTCACTACGAACGGCAGCCATCGGCGGGTAAGGCCGCGCCTGAGAGGCGCGCCCCCCCGCCGGGCAACGATGGGGATTACGAAGCCGACCAACGCGCCGAGCGCGAGCAATACGCAGCGTTGCCGGGCGACTTCATCGCGGACTGCGAAATCCTCTTTGCCAACTGGGGATGGGGGACGGCCTCGCGCGCGTACCGCATTCTCTGCATCGACGCTTACGCCAAGCGCGATGTCACGCGCTACCGCATTGACGGCGTGCTCGGGGGGAACGTCGATGCCGTCGCGTAACACGAACAGCGAGCCCCATTGGAGCGAGGACGAGACGTTCCAAGTCGAACAGATGCAGCCGCAGCGCTCGCCCGACACCAGCGACGATCCGAAGGACTACGTCATCCGCAGACTTCGGGACGAGTTGCAAGCCGCCGTGGGCAACCTTGAGGCACGGCACGATGACCAAGCGTGGCTTGCCAACACGCTCTTCCGCGAGGTGCGTGACCACAAGTGCGACCACGACGAATGGAACGGTGCCCGGCAAGAGTTCATCTGTCGGCGTTGTTGGATCATCGACACCGTCCGGCGGATTCAAATGTCCCAAACGAACTCCGTGGCGAACGTCGCGCGGTTCAAGTCGGTTCTTGAGAGGAGCAGGCAATGAGCGACGACATCGTGACGCGGCTCAGACATTGGGCAAACGGCGCGGCTGAGCAAGGAGTGCATGAGGTCGTCGATGGACTCAACTTCGCCGCCGACCAGATGGAGTGGCTGCGCGAGCAACTTCGGCTTGCCAACATCCACAACTTCAACATGACCGCCGAAATCGAACGGCTTACCGCCGAGCGCGACGAAGCGCGCCGCGCCATCGCGAACGTCGCCCGGTTTAGGTCGGTGCTGGACAGGAGCAAGCCGTGACCGCCATCAAGCCGAAGAAGTCGCACCCGTGGGGATTCTCGTCAGACATGAAGGCAAAGGCGCTTGCCGCGCAGAAGAGGAAAGCCAAATGCACGCAGAACACGCCGAACTCATTGCCACCTTGCGACGGGAGAACCTCGAACTTACCGCCAAGCTTGCCGACCGTGGCGACCTTGAAACCATCATCGAAGCGCAAGACAAGCTGCTGAAGGTGGCTGATTCCATCATCCGCACGCAGAACGAGACCATCGACGCGGCGCGGAACGAACTCGCGCAATGCCGCTTGCTGCTGGAGGGGATGCAGTGTCCTTGAATAGCCGCGCCAAGGGCGCCCGAGGCGAACTGGAGCTTGCCGAGGCGCTGAACGCGCTGGGGATGTTCGCCCGGCGCACGGTGCAGTACTCGGGCAAGTCGGGCGATGCCGCCGATGTTGTCGTGGACGGCATCTGCCTACATATTGAGGTCAAGCGCACCCAGCAGGTTCGGCTACGGGATTGGATCGCCCAAGCAACCCGAGACGCGAAGGGCCGACCGTGGATCATCTTCCATCGGTCCAACCGCTCGGGCTGGCTAGTCATTCAAAGCATCGACCAATGGGCCGCGGACAGCGATACCGCGAAAGCGGCCATTGCCGTCCGTAAGGCCGTCATAGAAAGGGCCACCAATGAAGTCCTTCAGGCATAGTCCGCCATTTCCCAAGGTGTTCCCCCGGCCATTCGATGTTGCCAAGGACTTGCGCTCCAGCAGATGGACGCGGTTTCGTGCCACGCACCTGCAAGCCAACCCAATGTGCAACGATTGCGGCGCGGTCGCGAGCGAGGTCCACCACGTCGTACCCCGCTCGGTCGATCCAAGCGGCACGTACGATTGGGCAAACCTGATGTCTTTGTGCCGTCTCTGCCACCAACGACGCCACGGTGGGAATCTCCAAAGACATGGCCTATAATGTGCCATTTCCTGAGTTATCCACAAGTTATCCCCAAGTTATCCACATTGTGGATAACTTGTGGATAAGTGGGGGGTAAGATTTTGGCCCATAACTGACCCACGATGATCACCCGACCAGCGCAGCGAAATTGCGTATGCCGCCCGACCCCATCTGCATCGAGTACGCCACCGACGTAATTCACGGCCGAATTCCCGCCAGCCGTTGGATTTACGCCGCCGCCAAACGGTTCTTGGATGACCTTGAGCGAACCGACATCTACATGGACTGGGCGACAGTCGCGGAACTGGTGGCGCATTTCGACCGACTCACGCTGGTGGGCGACGATTCGGGCCGCGCGTTCTCGCTCGCGGCGTGGCAGCGCTGGTCGCTGGCCAACATTTGGGGATGGCGCTACCGCGAGGATGACCGCCGCCGGGTGCGGCTAGCCGTGCTGCAAGTCGCGCGCGGCAACGGCAAAACGACGCTTATGGCGGGACTGTGCTTGTGGGACATGACCCGCGGCGACGGGCGCCGCGTTCACGTGCTCGCCAACAACGAACACCAAGCGGAAATCTGTCTCGACACCGCCAAGACGATGGTGGGGCGCCTTGAGTCCACCGACCTTGAGAAGCTCTACGACCGCATCATCCGGCGCGAGCCTGATTGCGAGATGACCGCGCTTCCCGCGCTCGAGCGGAGCCTAGATGGCCTCAATCCGTCGTTCTGGGTGGCTGACGAGGCCGCCGAGTTCAAGGGCCGCTTCTTGAGCAAGTTGCTCACCACGGGCAGCAAGCGCCGCGAATCGCTCGGCGTCATCATCTCAACGCCCGGTTCCCAGCCCGACAACATCTATGGCGAACTGGTATCCCAAGGCGAAGCCATCCTAAAGGGCGAAATCACCGACGATTCCGTGGTGCCGCTCTTGTTCGGGCTTGACCCCGAAGATGCCATCGAAGACGAGGCCGCATGGCCCAAGGCCAATCCCGGCATGTCCTACGGTCAGCCGGATATCAAGTCGTTGCGGCGGTCGTGGGGAACGATGAAGCAAAGCCCGATTGGGCGGCACGAATTCACCCGTTACCACTGCGCGCGGCTGAGCGAAGATACGGGCGGGTGGCTTGATATGTCGCTGTGGCCGAAGGAAAGCGCCGATTGGGGCGAACTGCGCGGGCGCCGGGCGTGGATTGGGCTTGACCTCAGCAAGACCCTCGACATGACGGCGGCAGTGGTTTGCGTCCCGTTGGACGATGGCCGGGTGGCGCTCCGCGGCCATTACTGGTGGCCCAAGCAAGACGTCGCCCAGCGCGAGTTGGATTACCGCTTGCCCATCCGCACGTGGGCGGCAGGCGGTCATATCACGCTTACGCCGGGCCGCGAAATCGATTACGAATCGGTGCGCGCCAAGCTTCAGGAACTCCAAGAGGAGTTTGACGTGGTGTCGGTCGGATACGACCGCTGGGGAAGCAAGTACCTTGTCGAGCAACTCGTCGCCGACGGCCTGCCGATGGAGGCCTACTCGATGGGCGTCGCGACCTTCGGGCCCGGCTGTCAGCTATTCCAGCAGCTCTGGGTCGGCGAGAACATCATTTGCGGGGACGACCCAATCATGCGCGCCGCGTGCCGCACGGCCATTGCGAAGCGCGACCGGAACGGGAACATCACCATCACCAAGGAAGCGCGGCGCAGCATCGTTGATCCGCTGGTCGCGGCGGTAATCGCGGTCCACTGCTGTGGCGGAACGCCGACGAACTCCTACGCCGATCTGTGATTTAGAGCGGGATAGGTCGCTTGACGGTTGCGAATATGCTTCCATGCTTCGCGGCCTGCTCCAGCGAATGTTCGTCGGCCCTTGGTCCACCACGATGATGGCGGAACCGAGTGGCCCCGTTCCGTTCGTGGGACCGTCCACCGCGCTGCGGCATACGCCCGTCTATCGCGCGGTAACGCTCATTGCCGGGGACATCGCCCGGCTTGAACTGAAGGTGAGCGCCAGCGGCGCGGACTCGCTGATGCGTAGCCCGTCGCGCTACATGTCGGCGTTTGAGTTTAAGAGGACGATGACGCTGAACGTGCTGCTCTACGGCAACTCGTTCGCGGCCATCAACCGCACGCGCGGCGGCGAGTTGATTGAGCTTCTCTTGCTGGAACCCGACGCGGTGTCGCTCGACCTCACCGGGCCGGAACCCATCTACAAGACGCGGCCCTACGGTGACCTTCCGTTGTCGGATGTCTTCCATCTCCGAGCGCCCAACAACACCGGGCTTTGGGGAGAGTCGCCCGTGCAGCTCTGCCGCAAGTCTTTGCAGATTGCCGCGGCGCAAGAGGAAATGGCGCTCAAGGCGTACACCAACGCGGGCAACCCCAAGATTGCGCTCATTCATCCGCGCGCGATGTCGCCCGAGATGATGCAAAAGACTGAGGCGTACTACATGCAGCGCCACGGCGGCAGCGAGAACGCCGGGCGTCCGATGGTCCTGGCGGATGGAATGCGCGTGGAGCGCATTTCCAGCACGCTTGACGACACCGGGCTTGAGGCCGCGCGCAAGTACTCCATCGGGGACGTGTCGCGCATCTTCGGCGTGCCCACTAGTTACCTCAGTGGTGATGTTGCTTCCTCATACGGAAGCATCGAATGGCTGTCCCGAATGTATGTGGATGGCGCGCTCCGGGCGTGGCTCGAATGCTGGGGCGCTGAAATCCTCACCAAGCTTGCGACGCCGTTTGATTCTGTCTACTGGGACACCGACGACCTGATCCGACCGAAGATGGCCGAGATGTACGCCGCGCTCCGCACTGGCGTTGAAAGTGGCGTCATCACGCGCAACGAAGCGCGCGAGGAACTCGGGTACGGGCCGCTGCCCGGCCTTGACGAACCGATGGTGGCGCTGAACATGGGAACGGGCGGCGGTCAAACGAACATCGGCACCGACACCTCGGCGCAGGAAGGTACTCCGAATGATTTCTAGACGCGCCATCACCGCCACCGAGCAGTCAATTGACGGGCGCACGCTTGCCGGGTACGCCGCCGTTTACGGGCAGGAAAGCCGCGAGCTTGTGGAGAACGGCAAGCGGTTTACCGAGCGCATCGCCCCCAGCGCGTTTGACGACACGCTCAAGGCTGGCGCCGACGTGAAGCTCTACTACAACCACGATACCGCGATGCCGCTGGCGCGCACCAAGTCCGGCACGCTGTCGCTAAAGTCCGACCGCAACGGCCTCGCGTTCTCCGCGATGCTGCCCGAAACCACGCTCGGCAACGACGTGCGCGCGCTGCTGGAGCGCGGAGACCTCAGCGGCGAGATGTCCTTCGGCTTCTACGTCGAAGAAGACAGCTGGAACAAAGAACGTACCGAGCGCCTCGTCAAGCGCGCGAAGTTGGTGGAAATCAGCATCGTGCAGGACGCGGCATACCCCCAAACGAGTTCAAGCCTGCGGAGCGTCTCCGCGGCCTACACCGACGCCGCGAACCTGCGGCTTGCACTTCATTTCCGAAGGATGGCAGAACATGTCTGAGCAGAACGAGCTGAACGAGCTTCAGAACATCACCCACCAGTATCGCAAGTCGCTCGCGGCCTACGAGGCCCGCACCGGACTCGCGCCGCAGTCCGTCGATACCCGCGGCAACGGCGAGGAAAAGCAGGTCTTCGCCCGCATGGATGCGGACCTGACCGCGATCGAGCTGCGCGCGCAGCTCAAGGCCACCGAAGCGCGCCTCGCGAAGCTTGAGGCCGAGCCGACCATCCGTTCCCGTCCGGCCAGCGGCGCCCGCAACGCGTCGGACGAGGCCGCGTACCGTTGGCTGAAGGCCGTCGCCACTGGCGATACCGCCGAGTTCCGCGCGCTTTCGACTAGCAGCACGAACGCCGCCATCCCGAGCGACCTTGAACGCCGCATTGTCGAGAAGAAGCAGCAGATGGGCGCGATCCGCGCCATGTCCAACGTCATGCGCATCACCAGCGACCGCAAGGTGGCGGTGGAGAACGCGCTGCCGACCTCGGAGTGGATCGACGAGGCCGCTACGCAGACTGCGACGGACCCGACGTTCTCGTCGCAAATCACGTTTGAGCCGCGCACGCTGCGGTGCTCTACGATTCTGTCGCAGCAGTTCATCGAAGACGCCATCGGGCAGGGCGACATCGGAACCGCGATGGAGTACGTGTCGCGCAAGATGGCCATGTCGATGTCGCTGAAGGAAGAGCAGGCGTTTACCGTTGGTAACACCGGGGCCACCAGCCCGGAGCCGCAGGGCATCGCGTACAACGGCGGACCCGTCACGCAGGTGATTG